CGGGAATTGAAAAACAATCCATACCATCACCTACCTCCTCTTCCTTTTCTTTTGTTACGAAACGCGGGGCATCCGCAGCTCCGGCTGGTAGGGTCACCTTAGGGATTTTATCCATGAATCCATCAGGCAACCACACTCGTCTTCGGTTCTTCTTCTGAATCTCCGAGAGATCACACTCTCGTAGACGACAGATATCGGCCTCTGTGCTAGGACGATCCGGACGAGACCACGACAACCGACCTGGCACAAAACCAGGCAAGCTAGGGGGTTTGAAATCCCTATCGTGACTCACCACATCATCATCAGATTCGCGGGCGAATCTAACCACCTTGGGCCGAAGGTACCGTGAGGTATTCCTGGCGGACAAACCAAGTAACCTCGCGTTACGAAGGAGTTGGGAACTAGCTTCCACATTGAAAGGACTAGCTCGTTTGCTGAAACCACCGTTCCACGCATAACCTGACTCCCTCACCTGACGCTGCCATTCTTTATCAGTAGGCATTTCAGTCAAACCCTCGGGTTTAGACCAGGCACATCCAACAAAGGCTGGACCTGCCTCCCTGGCCTTCTCCCGTATTTCTTTTGTCATCGTGTTAACAATTTGAAGCGACCAACCTTTCGGTTTACGTTCCTGCTCTAGCTTTGCTGGCCTCACAGGAAGTGGCTTCTCCACACCGTCCGGTAGAGAGAGATAAAAACACTCTCTTTCCCATAGGTTGGCGCCGATCAACTCCTCCTTGCTAACACTCAGACCCAAACCTCTCGACAAAGACCGACGCGATGCCAATACGTACTTTCGGTTCCACTTCAAGAACTGAATACGCAGATAAGTCCTACGATTACCAAGAAAGTGTGGAGCGAACGACTTCCATCGTCCATGAAGTGTCTCCACACCACCACAATCGGGTCGGTACCCGAATGCGCTGGATCGTATCATAGGAATCATCTCGATCCTACTTTTATGAGCCTTGAACATCGAAGAATTCAAGGAAAAGTAGCGACTATTGACCATCGTCTTACCTCGCGAGAGGGTAAGTCCGCAACCTGAAACTCCTTCCATCCACCGATCAGAGGCCTCAGAAGGTGATCTGAAGACAATGTCGTCCCCGTTCACGCGAACAGGGTAATCGCCGCAATAGTACCTAAACCCTAGGTAGTTAATGAGGCAAAGAAGGGGGAAGGACAGAAGGTTACCCATCAGCTGACCCCGTTCCTGACGATATGTTTCCACATCGCCACCAGAATTCTTCACCTCGAGAATGCTCCTCAGCATCTGCGGGGCGGATTCTCGGATTCCTGCTGGTACACATTCAGTTTGATCGAGAATAATCTCGAGCAAGAGACGCTGCAGACCCCCATTGAGGTTATCTGTAGCACTCTCGTAGTCTCCACTAGTGAAGACTTCTCCCTGTTTGTAGCAGAATTCTTTGAATCTACTGGCCTTGGCCTCTCCTCGGAGAAGCCAACGGAACTTGGAAAGATGGTTGTACATTGATGCATGCAAAGGTCGGAAGAGATTGGCTGTCACATCGGATTTCGTAACAATCCGATGCTTACCACCAGTCTCTACTGAGATAGCAATCGAGGGGCAGAGCTCGAAAGGCGACTCACGAGTCAATGTCTCAAGGACATAAGACTCATGAGAATCCCATCTATTTTGCAACCCATACATCCTTGCACCCCCACCCGCGAACCCATTCTGACGACAAGACTTCACAGGAAGTACAGCATTCAATGCTGCGGTCTCGTAGAGACCCCTGTCCCATCCCTTCCGGAAAATTTTCCTGACTTTGGAAACGACAAAGCGGACGAAACCCTCATCGGGTTCATCGGAAGGTACGGACATGCGTTGAGCATATTCAGAGAGGGAAGGCGCGGCCGAAGGTAGAACCTTACGGAAAAGAAATAGTGACATAGCGATTGAAATCCGCGCATCAGCGCCGAGATCTTTCGTCGGACTATACCACAGGTGTTCCCTAGGATGTTCAAGAAGTCCTCCGCAGAACTTCTTGACAAACGACAAGCGTTCCGATTCTGTTTCACCCCTGATCAAAGGCATTGGTAGGTCGACCCCATAGGGCCCACCCGCTAATCCAACGAATGATCTGAAATTACGCAGAACCGGACAACCAACCACGAGCAACGGAATCGATTTACGTTCGTGGACCATGGTTTAAAAAGAGCTTCCCAAAGAGTGAAGTTCCTGATCAGAA